AGCCTCTGCACGAGCGGGGAGGTTATTCGGTTTATGTTGCGAACTCGGTTTCGGTTTGGCGGCTCAACTGCTAGGATCGACGGATCGAGGAGCCCGGGCTGAACGGGCCCGTAAGACTTAGGAGGGATCATGGCTGAGATTGACTTCCGATCACGCATCGTGGGGCATGGTGAAGAAGCCCCGGATCAACTGCTCGCCAACCCTGCGAACTTCCGCATACACCCTAAGGCGCAGCAGGATGCACTTGCAGGAGTGCTCAAGGAAGTCGGCTACGTTCAGTCAGTCGTGGTCAATCAGATCACGGGTCACCTCATCGACGGTCACCTCAGGGTGAGCCTTGCGCTTCGTGAGAATCAGGCAACGATTCCCGTGGTCTATGTCGAACTGACTCCCGCTGAGGAGGCTCTCGTGCTCGCCACGTTTGATCCGATCTCAGGGCTTGCAGTCACTGACCGGGAGAAACTCACTGAGCTTCTGCAAGAGGTGAGCACCTCAAGTGCAGAGATTGAGGCACTGCTCACGCAACTTTCGGTGAGCCCTGACGGGATGAGCACCGAGGAGAAGTTTGATGAGTGGGGCGGGATGCCTGAGTTCGCCAACGAAAACCTGCAGGGCTATCGCTCAGTGATTGTGCACTTCGAGAAGCCTGAAGACTTTGATGCGTTTGCGAAACTGATTGAGCAGGATCTCAGCCCAAAGGCGAAGGCGATATGGTACCCGAAGCAGGAGCGGATCTCTCATATGTCGATGAAGTACGAAAGCGATGCAGAATAAGCATCCGATCTATATCGTCTCAAAGGGGAGATGGGATTCTCGCCTGACTTCGATATGCCTTTCACGCATGAAGGTCAATCACTTCATCGTGGTTGAGGAGCAGGAGTACGAGCAGTACCGCTCAACCCTTGAGCCCTATGCAACGCTGCTGATCCTTGATAAGAAGTATCAGGAGCAGTACGAAACTTGCGACGAGTTAGGGCTAACGAAGAGTGTCGGTCCGGGAGCTGCACGAAACTTTGCATGGGATCACTCAATCGCTCAGGGTGCATTGATGCATTGGGTGATGGACGACAATATCCGCCACTTCTATCGGTTCAACCGAAACCTAACCGTGCCCGTCCTTGATGGTGCAGCCTTCGCAGCGATGGAAGACTTTGCAGAGAGATATGAGAACGTCGGTATGGCGGGCCCGCAGTACGAGATGTTCGTGGCGCGCCGTCAGGTTCATCCTCCCTTCGTGCTCAATACTCGGATCTATTCCTGCAACTTGATCCGCAATGATGTGCCGTATCGATGGCGCGGGAGATACAACGAGGATACGGATCTCTCGCTCAGGATGCTCAAGGACGGATGGTGCACGGTGCAGTTCAACGCCTTCCTGCAGAAGAAAGTCGGCACTCAAACCGTGCGCGGCGGGAATACGGATGAGTTTTATCTGAAGGAGGGCACGCTTCCAAAGTCAAAGATGCTCGTGCGTATGCACCCTGACGTGGCAACTCTTACGTGGAAGTTTAGTCGTTGGCATCATTACGTCGACTACACGCCCTTTCGCAAGAATAAACTCAGGAGAAAGAAGGACGTGATCGTGCCTGATAAGGTGAACGACTACGGACTGAAGCTCATGAAACTTGACGGGAGTTTGATCAATGGGGACTAGGGGACCGCAGCCGAAGCCGACGAGGTTGAGACTTCTTGCAGGAGAGACTCGCCCCTCAGTGATCAACTATGCGGAGCCTATCCCGGGCGGCGGCCCGCTGACTGCTCCTGAAGACTTGCGCCCTGAGGCTCGCATCGTGTGGGATCGGGTAGTCGATTCGCTCGGTCAGACGGGCGTGCTCACTGCAGCCGACCGGGATATCTTGCGCCTTTATTGTGAAGCCTACGTGCGCTATGTTGAGGCGGAGTCTATGCTCGCCAAGACGGGCCCGCTCCTCAAGGGGCGGGGAGGAGAATACGTAAAGAGTCCACTGCATCAGATCGTGCGTGATAACGCAGACTCGGTGAAGAAGTACGCCCGGGAGTTAGGGCTCACGCCCGCCGCCCGTGTTGGGCTGAAGGGAGAGATTGATGCCACGGCGAACTCGGCAACGGCGAAACTCGATCAGCTCATCCGAGCAGCCCGACGCGCCTAAGTCGGGCCCGTCCACTGAAGGCGGAATCGTTGCAGAGTTTATTGAGTCTTTCTGCAGGTTGTCGAAAGGTGACGGTGCAGGAGCACTGATCTCCCTGCGCCCGTGGCAGCGTGAGATCCTTGATGAGATCTTCACCATCAGAGAGGACGGCAAGCGAAAGCATCGACGAGGACTTCTACTCATGCCCCGAAAGAACGGCAAGAGTTTGCTCGCCTCAGGGATCGCACTATATTCTCTCTTCACTGAGATCGGTGCAGAAGTTGCAGTCGTAGCAGGTGATCGTGCTCAAGCGCGGATTATCTTCAGAGAGTGCGCTCGCATGATCGAACTTGATCCTATTCTCTCTCGCAAGTTGCACGTGCTCAGAGACGTGATTGAGTACCCTGAAACGGGGTCAGTGTTGAGGGTGTTGTCGGCTGATGCATCTCGTGCTGAGGGTTATAACTTCTCAACGGTGATCTTCGATGAGGTGCACGTGCAGCCTGATGACCGCCTATGGTCTACCGTCAATCTCGGTTCGGGTGCTCGCAAGAATCCACTCGTGCTCGGGATCTCAACCTGCGGATCGAAGACTGATGCACGAGGTCAGGACTCTCTCGCGTATAAACTCTTTCAGTATGGGATGAGACTCAACGCAGGAGAGATCTCTGATGACTCCTTCTACTTCAGATACTTCACTGCTCCTGAGGATGTTGCGTGGGATTCTGACGAGGCGGCCCGTGTTGCGAATCCTGCATACGGCGACTTCCTTGATCCTGAAGACTTTGCAGCTGCGAGGAGATCAATCGTTCGGGAGGAGTACGAGACAAAGCGTCTCAACCGATGGACTAGCACTGCGACCTCATGGCTTCCGCCCGGATCATGGGAACGGCTTGATGCACCGCGCAAGATTGAGAAAGGTGAGAAGGTCGTGCTCGCCTTTGACGGCTCCTATGATGGCGACTGCACCTCAGTCGTCGCTTGCACCCTTGACGGTCACCTTGAGCCCGTACTCAACTTTGAGAAGCCCATCGGAGATCATCAGTGGAAGGTCGATATCGGAGAGGTTGAGGCGGCAGTCCTCGAGATCGCCAAGAAGTACGAGGTGCTCGAACTTGCAGCCGACCCGTTCAGGTGGGCGAGATCCCTTGAGCTCTTTGAGAAAGAGGGACTCCCCGTCGTGCACTACCCTCAATCCCCGTCCCGCATGGTGGCGGCATCGCAGAGATTCTACGAAGCCGTGACTCAGGATGAGATCAAGTGGGGAGGTGAGCCCGTGCTCACTGCATCCCTCACCCGTCACCTCTCAAACGCAGCCGTGAAGGTGGATCGCTTCGGGCCCCGACTCGTGAAGGAGCACCGGGGATCTCCGAGAAAGATCGACTTAGCGGTGTGCGCCGTGATGGCACTTGATCGGGCACGCTATCATGCAAGCGAGGCGGAGAAACCGCCACGTAGCGTGGAGTTTGTGAGCCTATGATCTCAACAATCCTCGAAGTAGCAGGGGTCATCATGCTACTCTTCGCCGCATATCTCGTGCACCCTGCAACGATCGTGGGGCTCATCGGGATCTCTCTCATCGCCATCGGATATTCGAGAGGTAAGAAGTGAGCATCATCCGCCGCGTTCTTGGAACTGAGGAGAAGCGCAACCTCACGGGGCTCGGGTTGATCCCGACCTCCTTTGATCGGGTCCCGAACTACACGATCAGTCGAGTTGATGAGACTACGACGATGGGGCTCTCAACGGCTTGGGCTTGCGTGACCTTACTCGCTGACCTCACCTCAACTTTCCCGATTGATGCGTACTACCGAGACAACGGGGTGCGTCTCCCTTATCGACCTGATGGTGCGAAGCCTTCGTGGATGACCACGCCTCAGCCCGGCGAGCCTACGGTCGGCATCAATCAGGTGATCGCTCAGCTTGTCGCCGCGATGTACCTCAACGGCAACGGGTACCTTTACACTCCCCGCGATCAAGACGGTGAAGTCCTTGAGATTCGTGCACTTGATCCGCGCCATGTCACGATTCGCCGTGACGGTCGGACGGTGCGATATGTCGTGCGGTCAATGGCGCAGACTGAAGGTACTGAGTACGGGCCCGATGAGATCCTGCATATCCCATTGATTCGACCGCCCGGGCGAGATTATGGGATCAACCCTATTGAGGCTCTTCGCAATACAATCGGACTCGGGCTCACTCTTGAGGATTACGCAGGAAGGTTTTTCGCTACGGGCTCAACGCCAACGGGAATCATTGAGACTCCTGATCCTTTGACTCCTGATCAGGCTCGATCTCTCAAGGAGGGATGGTTGCGCCATCACACGGGAGATAACGTGCACACGCCCGGGGTGCTCTCAGGCGGGGCTACGTTCAAGCCTCTCTCCTTCCGTCCCGAGGATGCGCAGCTTCTCTCCTCCCGCGAGTTTACCGTCAATGAGATCGCACGTATCTTCCGAGTACCTCCTGCACTTCTAGCAGTCACGACTCCGGGGGCAATGTCTTACGCATCCGTTGAGCAGTTGTCGGATGACTTCGTGCGATTCACCCTTCGCCCTCTTACTGAGAAGATTGAGCGTGCACTCTCAACACTCCTCCCGCGCCCTGAAGCCTTCGTTCGGTTCACGATGGATTCACTCCTCAGGGGATCAACTCAGGCACGAGCCGAGGCGTATCGAACGGGACTCTCGGCAGGATATCTGACCGTCGCTGAGGTGCGCCGCCTAGAAGATCTCTCACCTATTGATGAGGAGAACGTGAACTCCTTGCGACAACCTCTCAACGAAGCCGATGCTGCACTCGCATCAACTCGACAACGGGCCGAGGTCTATTCACTCCTGATCTCTTCAGGTGTTGATGCTGCAGAAGCGAAGAGGATCTCAGGTCTCTGATGACGATTCTTTCCGCTAGCACCTCGTGTGGAACTGCCGCAACTCTGATCTTCTCTTGCAGGTCAAGCGTTGCAGAAGTCACCGTGCACAATCACGGAGGAGGAGCGATTCACTTAGGCACTGCATCAGTTGTCGTTGAAAGCGGGATTCACGTCAAGAATAATGAAACCGTAACGCTGAAGATGTATGCAGGGGATTCTCTTTACGCAATCACTGAAACCGGGACGGCGACCGTCGATCTATTCGTCTCCGCTCCGAATCCCTGATGCCCTACGATCTTGAGAAAGACTTTGACGGCTGCGATTATGCAGTCGTGAAGGTCTCACCTGACGGCACGAAGGAGATCGTCCCCGGTGGATGCCATCCTGCAGAAGAGTTTGATGAGGCTGCAGGTCATCTCGCTGCACTTCAGGCAGCCGAGCAGGAGGAAGATCGTGCAGTCAATCCTGACGGATATGAGCCTACTCAGGCGATGCGAGAAGAAGCCGATCGTGGGCTTGAGTGGCGCAGGGAGTTTGGTCGTGGGGGCACGCTCGTAGGAGTTGCACGGGCCCGTGATATCTCCTCAGGCAAGAGACTTCCGATCGACACGGTGAGGCGGATGCACTCCTACTTCGCACGACACGAAGTCGATAAGCAGGGTCAGGGATTCAGTCAAGGTGAGGACGGATACCCGTCTGCAGGACGAATCGCATGGGCGTTGTGGGGAGGCGACGCGGGTATGACGTGGGCAGCCGCTATCATCGCAGAAGCCTCCGATGATTCGGAGAGAAGTGAAGGGGAGATCATGGGCATTGAGTTTCGCAAGGCATCAGCGGAGTTGCGTGCAGTCGGTGAAGACGGCTATACCTTTGAGGGCATGGCTGCACTTTATGACTCCCCGTCAGGTGAGGGAACCGTCCCTGAAGTGATCAAGCCCGGAGCCTTCTCCCGATCCCTTGCCGCTGCATCCCGTGGTGAGTGGGACGTGCGTGCATACGCTGATCACAATCCTGAGAAGCTTCTCGGCACCACGAAGACGGGCACCCTCGAACTAGAAGATACGCAGGAGGGATTGCGGGCCCGTATTCGCCTCAATCCTGAGGTGAGTTATCACCGGGATCTTGCAGAGATTGTTCGCACGATGGGGCGATCGCTCGGGATGTCGTTCGGCTTCTACTCGACAAAGGCGAACCGAGTGAACTCAGAAGGAGTCCGTGAACTCAGGGACGTGAAACTCGTTGAGGTCTCAGCCCTTACAGGGCATCAGCCCTACTACCCCGGGACTCTTTCCCTTGTCGCCGTGCGATCACTTTCTGACGAGACGGGAGTCGGAGCTGAAGATCTCAGGGATGCAGTCTCAGCCCTGCTCGCGGGTGAGATTGATGAGGAGAAGGCTTCTCTTCTTCTGCGTGCCATGTCGAAGACGGTCACAATCTCAACGACCGTTGAGATTGAGGAGGAGTCAGGAGAGGAGCACCCTGA